ATAATTTTCAATGGTGCATTTTCAGAACCCTCAATATAGTAAACTAAACTAAATAAAACATTAGGATGAATATGGGTGTGATGATAGTCACCTTTATTTTGTATTGATATCCAACTATGTAATGGTGCTAACTCATTACTAATACCTAATACATCACTTTTATATTGTTCTGCAACATCTAACATAACATTTCTAATATTTTTTAATTCAGGATATGTATTAAATAAATCTACACATGTTGATGTGCTTACACCTGATTTTAGTTTTGTAACTT